TGATGGACAGTACATGTTTATCGAAGGTCAAAGTTATTTACACTTTAATGGTGACATGTTTCCTGTTAATGTATTCGTTGGCTGTGACCCTGCTACTGATATTGATAACAATAGTTCTGACTATTCAGTTATTATGGCGGTGGCTGTTGACGCGCAGGGGCGGAAGTATGTACTTGAATATGAACGTCACCGCTCCATACCTACTGCTGGAAGACGAGAACCCAAAATAGTCGATGGTGAGATAGTTGACTATGAACTGATAGGCAAGATGGGTGTTGTTGACTACCTTGTTGACTTTGCTAAACGCTACAATATACAGGGTGGTCGCATAGAGGATGTTGCGATGAATCGTAGTGTCTTTAGTGCGCTCAATGACTTGAAGCAGAAGCTTAATGCTAACTATGCTATATATGCACCACACGCTCCAGGGGGAACGAACAAACACAATAGAATTTACTCTCATTTATCAACTGACTTTTCCAACGGGATGGTATTCTACAGGAAGAATCATTATGAATTAATAGATGAGACTTGGAAATTTGGGCCATTCATGGCGCATGATGATACGATAGAAGGGTTCTTCTACGCTTGCGTTGGCTCTTATCCGCCACGACCGAAGAGAGTTACTAAGCAGGGTGTTGGGAATAATACAAACAACCACCTTGTTAGGGTACAACGTCTTAACAACCACATTAATAAACCGAAGCGCAAAAGAAGTTGGAGAACTATGTAATGGCTTTACAACAGTCAGTACCACATGCAAAGGTAGCTACTGCTCACAGCAATAGGCAACTCATTGAGTTTGCTAATAATGGGCGAAGGAACAAATGGCTCGGAGACTTACATAAGGGTGAACGCTTTTATGAAGATGAGCAAATTGATGAAGATGAATTGGAGGATTTAGAAGATGCAAATATGCCAACTTTTACGTCTAATAGGTCTACTCCTGTTATTGATACCCAAAAGTATTTTATAACTGCTAACAACCCACGTTGGTCTGCTACTGGTCGCGGAGGTGATGACTCCATGATTGCAGGTGTAGCCGCTAGACTAATGGACTATTCCTTTGAGCAATCAAATGGCAAGATGCATATGGGTCAGGTCGCCTTAGACATTCTTACGAAGTCCAAAGGTGTTCCTTATTTATATGTTGACAAGGATGCAGACAGGGGAATGGGTGAAGTCATGTTTGGGACTATCAATCCTGAAGATGTATATGAAGACCCAACTTGTCGTGATATGTTTGCTAGAGATGCCGCTTGGATTCAGGTAGCTCGCAATATGTCAAAGACGAGCATATCGAATAAACTGCCACAATTTCACAAGGAAATATGGGCCGCTTCAGGTGCTGCTCTTACTGATACTGGTGGCGATGGAACGAAGGAAACTAAAAATAGTCAGGTTAATGCAGATGCAATTAATGGCTATGATGGTCAGTATGAGGAAGTAATTCCATACATCGAAACATACAGGCGTGTTCCTGTTGAATTTGTCAACCTAATGGTTCGTGATATTCCTTCACCTGATGCAGTCAGGGAGATGCAGATGGAGGGCAGGGTGTCTCTTGAGGAACTGGCAATGGAAGTTGACGTTAGCCTACAAGAGAAAGAGGCTCAATTTCAGAAAATGGTTGATGCACAGGAAATGCTTCCTGCTCGTATGGAACTTGAAATGTCCAAAGAGCGCAGGCGACTTGAGCAACAGCTTGACGCACAAACAGAGGCTTTTGCCAGTGCTGTTGAGCAACTGAAAGCCCAGATAAAAAGTGTTGTAATTCGCAAAAGTGAATATGAAGATGCTATCAAGAAGGGTGTTGTAAACCCAGAAGATATTCTTGAAGAGATTCTTTTTTGGGATATGAGGGTTAAGCTTGAGTGTTCTGTTGGTGACGATACAATGCTATATGAAATTGACCTCGACTACAAGCACTATCCCCTCGTTCCAATTCCTTATGTATATACAGGAAACATTTACCCTATCTCTTCTATGAAGTATCTTATGGGTAAGCAGGAAGAAATCAACAAGGCTCATCAATTAATGATTCACAATGCTACGCTTTCCTCTAATGGCCAGTGGTTAGTGAACTCAGGTTCTGTGATTGATATGGATGTGTGGACAGAGAACTCGACTATGCCAGGCGGTATTCTTGAGTATGTTTACTCTGGCCCTGAGAGCAAGCCTGAACGCATCATGCCTTTGCCTTTGAACAACGCCTTTTACACCATTATGAATGAGGGCAAAAACGAACTGGAATATACAGCAGGCGTAAACTCTGGAATGATGGGTATGGCTGATGTGTCAGACCGCATTCCCTTTCGCTCACTAATGGCCAATGATGAGTTTGGTACTCGTAAGCTGAAGGCGTGGATTGATAGCGTTTTCGAGCCTGCATTAACTCACATTGGTAATGTCTTTGTTGACATATCACAACATGTATATAAGGCTCACAAAATCTTCCGCATTGTCAATGAAAACGGCTTTGAGGACTACGAGCTTAATGTTCCACTGTATGACAAGAATGGTGAAATCTCTGGTAAATACCTTGACTACGAAACTGCAAACTTTGACATTCGTGTTGTTGCAGGCTCCACATTCCCAACTAATCGTGAGATGCGAGAGAGTAAATACTATGAGTATTTCAAAGATGGATTGATTCCAGATACTACAATGATTAAGTACACAGATATTGAGGACAAAGAAGCTGTGATTAAAGAGAAGAGTCTCCAAGCTCAACAGCAGAATCAAATCGAAAGCCTCAATGATGAACTCAAGAAGCTTAAAGGCGACAATGAGACACTTGAACGTCAAGTCATCCAGTCAAGAATTAAGATTAATTCAATGTCTGGAGAGATGGAAACTCGCAAGGGTGTACTTGAGACAGAGACTGCATTACAGCAATTTGAGAATAAAGCACAACTTGCACTTGATAAGCATATTGCTAATATGGCTCAAATTGAGAAGGAAGCTAAATTAGCTACAAAACCAACAAAACCTAGCTCAAGTTGACACTTGGGCTAGGCTAACAGGCTTGTATATAGGATAGTCTGACAGTATATTAACAATGAAAGGGAAACCGTACAATGAGTGAAAACGACTTAGATTTTAACGACAATGCATTTGCATTGATGGATGATGAGAGAGCAGAGACAATAGTTATGCCCGGTGGAAGCCCTAAGCCTCCACTACCACAACTTGTTGACCAGCTTAATCAGCCTGCAGAACCTGAGAAAAAGGGCGGGTCCGAATCAGAAGCGTTACTTCAAACAGTTGCTAAACAGGGAGAACAGTTGGAGACTTTAGTCTCAACTCTATCCCAGAATCTACAAAACTCAAATCAACCTCATAAAGAAGAGAAACCAGCTCCTAAGAATTTAAAGGAAGCTCTCGGCTTGCCAGAGGATTTTGTGTATGATGAAGCAGAAGCAGTTGATGACCCTGATAGTGATTCAGGTCGTTATCTTAATGCACGAATTGCTATACAGGCAAAACGGCTTCAGCTTTCCGAAGATGAAAAGAGACAGCAAAAAGCAGGCGAAGACCAGTATAACACGCAGAAGAAACAGCTTATGGAGAAATATAAGCTTGATGAAGCTGGTTATGCTAAGTTTGAGAAGCAGATGGAAGCAAGAGAATTTACACTTGAAGATATGTTTCTTACAATCAATCGCCAGCAGTACGCTGAGAATGTTTCACGTTCCACAGCAAAACAGTTTTCGCAACAGAGGGAGAGGGTTTCATCTTACATTCCTTCTTTAGCTGGAAATGCTGGCGCACCGAAACAGCCCTTGAGTGATGCTCAACTTTTCAATAAATATTTCGGAGTAGATGACAAAACTTTTGAGACAACAGCTTAATTAAGATAAGGAAGTCCAGCAATGGCAGATGATTATAGTAGAATTACTGGAGGCGATGAGCCTTTAACCGTTATGCACCCTGCAACAAATCTGAACCAGTCGGATGTTGCAGAGGTAACCAGGGCATCAAACCCTGACACTGGTGATTTAAGACGCTCGTATGATTTTGGTAGCTCATATACCAAGATTTCCTTCTTACGTGACCCATACCTGCATCACTTGAACATGATGCGTAAAGTTCCAACGACAGACCCTAACTTCAAGGTTACATCGAAGAAGCAGTCTGCCGCTCTGAAACGCTTTGGTTACGTTATGGGCATGTCAGCCGCAGGTGAAGTGTCCGCCGCAGACCAAACTGTAACAGCAACAACAGCTTGGGACACAACACGTTACTTGCTGTTCCTAGCCGCGACTGTCAATGGCAATGCAAATATGTATGCAAGTGCAGAATTGCCAGCCGCTGATTCAACATTCAGCCTTTTGATGATGGGTGATTTCACTATCATCGGTCAAAAAGAGAATCGTATTGGTCAGGCTGTATCTGATGGTATTACTCTCGGTGAAGCAGGAACGAAACCGAATTACATTCATCCAAATCAAATTCTCCGTATTCCTACCACGTCAACTACACCTACTACAGCCGCTGGCGCAGTAGTTGTTGAAGACTATGCCCTTGTGCGTGTGTTGTCAACATACACAATGACAGGTAGTGCTTATGGTGAAGCATTGATGGTGAATGTCCTTTTACTGAAACGGCCTGCAACTGCATTGAAGCCGACTTCATATCGTGCAAGTTCAACTTTTGACCAAACCACAGCATTGCTGACTGATACTGCACACGGCACAGCCGCAAACAGTATTGCTCAGAAGCTAGAGCCTATGCGTACCTACGTTTCAGGTACTGCTTATCATGAGCTTTCTGGCTTTGGTGAAGTACATCGTGACAAGGAATATCGTGTTGACAATGGCTTGACACAGATTTTCAAAAAAGAAGCAATCATGTCATATCGTGCCATGAGTACAGAGCTGAAATTTGAACAGAATCCTTGGTCTGAAGAGTGGAATGACAAGATGTTGGAAATGAACCTTGATATGGCTCGCACAGCATACTTTGGCGAACAGATGACAGATGCCGACGGTATTACATATACTGAAGGAATTGTGAACTACATCCTTAACAACGGAAACCAGTTTGCTCTTGACCTGACCTCAAAGACCTATGATGATTTCCTTGAAGATATGTCAGCCTTCAATGACCCACGCTACAGTCCAACTATGGGTTCAAGTAAGGTTTACTACTGTAACACACAGGTATGGAACTGGTTCGGTAGAATCGGTACAACTTCATACATGAAGAATGTTGCAGAGGAATCAAACAACTACCGCATTTCTGCATCAGGTAGCCTCAAGAAGCTTGTTGGTGTTCCAACTCGCGTACTTGACGTAGATGGCACGACAATGAAACTTGTTCGTGACATTCACCTTGACGGCACAAATGTCAAGTTGTTAGGTATTGACATGAATGGAACTGCTATCAGACCTCTTATCGGTAACGGTATCAGCAATGATGTGCATGTTCATCAGGGTGTGAAAACGAAAGCTAACACTGGCGAGAGTCGCAGAGTTGACATCATTGATGCTGACCTTGGCTTCCATCACAGCAAACCTTACCTACACGCTGTTTGGCTATAGGTCGTAACCGAAAGGAATAAGACTTATGAGTACAAAATTAGGTGTATCACATGGTTGGGATTATAAGCGAGTAGAATCTCTATCCGCTGACCAACAACTGTTAGCTGGCGATGCTGGTAAAATCTTCATGGTTGTCCAGAACGCTACTTCAGCACTTGACATACAGCTTCCTGAGATTGCAACGATACAACCTGGCTGGAAAGCCAAGTTTATCTTGAAAACTGCAAGCTCGAAAGATGTTGTCATTAGTGTTGCAGATGATGATGGTGACTTGATGTTTGGAATGATATGTTCAGCAGATGCTACTGGTGGTGAATCTGCCGATACTGCTGTTGATGAATTAACATTCATTGCAAGCAAGGCCGCTCCAGGTGATTGGGCTGAAATCGAATTTGATGGTGATTATTTCTATGTCAATGGCATGGAACATGATAATGACCACATGACGATAGCTTAATTATCAGAAATTAAATTGACCGGATGGGGTGGGTGTTTCCCAGACTATCCACCCCTGAAGGTCATTTAACTAGGGAGCATCATGGCTACTTTAATAGCAAAGGTTAGACAAGTAACAGGTAGCGTTGTTGGTGACGTGCCTGATGATTTAATTGTTCAAGCTCTGGATGATGCACAGGGGTTTGTCTTAGCATCACTCCCTCTTGATATTCTACAAACTTCTTTTCGTGGGCAGACAGCAAGTGTTGCTGATGGTACTGGCATTGACGTTACAGGTGAAGTCGTACTTGGTGCAGAGCGTAATGGTAGAGAGGCAGAGATAAGGCCACTTGATGGCTTCTATGCTACTGAGACTGCTATTGACAGTATCTACAAGCCAACTAAACTATTCCCATTTGCATTCATTAAGAACAACAAAATTTTTATTAAGCCAGACCCTGAAGATGACGAGCTAGGTCTTTGTGCCATAGCTAAAGATGTAACTGTATCTTCAATATCAACAACTTTTCTCGGCAAGTATGAAAGCATTGGAATGAACTATGCTTGCTATATTGACTATATGCATCAATTCGCAATATATGCAGCCAAAGCTGAGGCAGATATTGTAAGTATCAATGGTACTGGTGGATATATTGATGACTTTGTTGCTGCCTTGCCGACCTACGACCCTGTAGTTGACCCTGTGTTGCCTACTGTGCCAACTATCGCAATAGCATATACTAAGCCAACTACTGCATTGCCTTCAGGTATAGAGATGGATACTGTGCTTCCTGTTATAGTTATACCTGAATATCCAACAATGCCTACAGCACCTACAATATCTATTCAATATATATCCCCAGTTGGTTATTCATTACCAGCAACATTGACAGTTTCTACTGTATTGCCTACAATCGCAATGCCTGCTTCACCTACGTTACCAGTTAGCCCGACTATATCAATTTCCTACACTAAGCCTGGTGACTATACATTGCCTGCTGAAATTACAATAACTTCAGCATTGCCCAAACCTATATTTCCACCTACTCCCGCATTACCTAATGCTCCAACAGTAGGTAGCACATATATTTCCCCAGGTGGGTATACGTTTGACAAGTCAATTACCGTGACAAAGACGTTGCCTGTAGTTGCAATGCCAGACCCACCCTCACTCCCTGTTGCTCCAGTTATAGGTAGTACATATACTGCCCCTACTGGTTACACGTTACCTGATTCATTGTCAATAACTGAATCATTGCCTACTGTTGCCAACCCTGCATTGCCAGCTATTGACTTTACAAACTTTGCAGATGCTATGTCAAATGCACAGCTTCTTATTGATACTGGTATAACAGCAGAAGGGCCAGTCACAGCACACTCAGCAGGCTACTGGCTAAACGATGAAGACCCAGAGATGGTTCAGTCAACGAATCAGTCAGCCGCTCAAGAGGTTCAACGTGCAAGCACAGAACTTGGTAAGCAGAAAACATTGCTTGAGAAGTTTAGCGTTAGTCTTGATAGTGAGACAAAGCGTGTTGGTGCTGAAATCAATAAGTATCAGGCTGATGTGCAAAAGGAAGTCCAGAGAGTACAGTCTTTACTTGCCAATTATAGCGCAGAGCAAAAAGATGCAAGTGCTGAGTTGCAGGCCAGTATAGAGGGTGACAAGAACGCTATCTCTATTTACGGAACTGAAGTTCAGTCTCTACTCAATCAGTACAAAACGGAAGTTGAAGCAGAATCAACCCGTGTCCAGACTGAGATT